GTTATCCCAGTAGCTGGCTTGAGAAAGTATATTGAGACTCTAGGTGCTGAGCACCATGGAGTCGTTTAGGAGGCGGATGGTATGAAAAAGCTGTTATTCATTCTGCTAATGGCCTGCTGTGTATGGCAGGCGTGGGACTACACCCATCCTCAGCCTGTAGAACGCTACGTGGTCCGTGCTGTGGCTGCAGAGGGTGATACCCTCTGGCATTTAGTAGGTGACACCATGCAGCGCGAAGGAGACCGCCGCGATGTCCGCGAGGTCATCTTTTATACAAAGAAGATCAGTAACCTGAATGGTGACCTGCAGGTGGGAGATGTAGTTCTCATTCCCATAGAGGCATCTACAAAATGAGAACCGATGAGCGCGGTGTCCACTACGTAGACTGCATGTTTTGTGGTACGGAATGGATAGTGTCAAAGTTTGCTAAAGAACCGTATGCGTGCCCTTATTGCAGGGCTATGTATAAAAAATTTAATCCACCACAATCAAAAAAGAAAAAGAAAGGTAAGGTGCAAAAATGATTAGAACTAAAACCGAGATTTTCCTTCAGCGGTTGAACCTTGAAATGCAGAGCCTGAGTAAATACGCAGACTTGCTGGAACGCTGGAATGAGGACGACAACCAAGACGAGGTCCTGCAGGAGGCGGCGCTTGATGTCATTGACCGTATCGGCGCAACGCTTAAAGAGATGCGTGAGCTGCAGTCTCATGAATGGTCTGTTATGTACAAAGCTCTGCAAGATTCCGCAGAAAAGAATGCTGCTGATGGTTCCGGTATGCCGAAAGAAGGCGCTTGCAAGGAGGCTGAGTGATATGGCTAGTGTATACGAGCTTGATGCTAAAATCTCTAGCTGCATTCAGCTGGATGAAGAGCACGTTGTCAGTGTTGACGATGGTGAAATCCTGAACCTGCAGCAATTTGAAGCGCTGCAGATGGAGCGTGACGCTAAGGTTGAAGGTCTGGCTTGCTACATCAAAAACAAGCTTGCCGAAGCCGAGGCCATCTACGCTGAAATCAACGTCCTTAGCTATCGCGCCGGGGCGATGAAGAAGGAAGCCGAGCGCTGCAAGGCTTATCTGGCTGGTGCGTTGTATGGCGAGAAGTTTGAAACTCCCCGCTGCAAGATTACGTGGCGCAAGTCCGAAATCTGCAACGTGCTGAATATTGATGCAGTACCTGAAGAGTACAAGCGCACGAAGGTTACTGTTGATGCTGACAAGACGGCAATTAAGAAGGCCATCAAGGGCGGCGCTGAAGTTCCGGGTGCTGAAGTTATTCAGAAGCTGAATATGACTCTAAAATGAGATTTGTTATGTTATGCAAGAATTGCCCTCAGTGTAAAACAGTTGGGGTTGGCGATATTTGTACACGTAGCTGGTGCAAATTAAGCAAGCCTGATGCTGCTGGCAGATATTTAGGGCTGGAACCATGGCGCAGTAAGCCGCATCCGAAATGTCCGCTGATGGCAAGATTAAAAGAAAATTACAAGGAGTGATTTTAATGGGAATGCCTGTATTGATCCTGGGTGCGTCCGGCTCTGGCAAGTCCACGAGCCTGCGTAACTTTGAGCCGACGGAGGTTGGCGTATTCAATGTGGCGGGAAAGCCGCTGCCGTTCCGTAAAAAGATGAGTTATGTCAACAATAACGCCACATATGAAACTATTACAGCAAGTCTGCAAAAAAATACCCTTAACTGCTATGTTATCGATGATGCGCAGTATTTGATGGCGTTTGAGTTTTTCGATAGAGCTAAAGAAACCGGTTTTGCCAAATTTGCCGATTTGGGTAATCATTTTTACAATTTGCTTAAATTTATCCGTCTGTGGACGAGGGATGATACAATCGTTTACCTGTTAGCTCATACGGATGTAGAAGATAGTGGTTATGTAAAAATGAAAACCTTAGGCAGAATGCTTGACGAAAAGCTTTGTGTAGAAGGTCTGTTTAGTATCGTGCTGCTCGCTGAAACAAATGGTAAAGAACATTGGTTTACTACGCAGAGTAATGGTTTCACTCCCGCGAAGTCACCGATGGAGATGTTTGCGGCGAAGATTGACAATGACCTGAAGGCCGTGGATACAGCTATTCGTGAATACTATGGATTTAACGAGGAGGCAAAGAAAAATGAAAAAGCTTAACTGGGGAAATGTTGAAGCTGCGAGTGAAGGCTACGCAGCGCCGCCTGCTGGTGGTTATGTACTGGCCATCTGCTCTGTAGAAGACCATGCAGACAAGGAGTACCTGAAAATCTATTGCGACATCGCAGGTGTAGCTGATAAAGCAAACGAGCAGTTTATTGGTTACTATGGCCAGCGCAAGGAACGCAGCGGTGACAAAATCCCGCTGTTCAGCTTTATCCGCAGCTATAAAGATTCTGCGCGTGGCTTCTTCAAATCGTTTTTGGTGGCGTTAGAAAAGAGCGGAAACTCCGGCTTTGTAGCAGACCGCTTTGCTGGTGACGAGCAGCAGTTCTGCGGCATGGTCGTCGGTGCTGTGCTGGGGCAGGAAGAGTACGTCTGGAACGACAAGCTCCGTGTGCGTCTGAAGGTAGCGCAGCTCTGTTCCGTAGAGCGCATCCAGAAGGGTGACTTCGAGATTCCGGAACTTAAAAAGGTAGACACTGCAGCAGTTCCGGTCGCAGCTCCTGTCTCCAGCATGGACAGCTACGGTGCTAACGTACCGCTCAGTGATGAAGACATCCCTTTCTAAGTCCGAGCTGCACCTGGACGATATTCGCCCCTTTTTAACCGGTGTAAAAACAAAGCCGGGCGGACATGTTACCGCTACCTGTCCCTTGTGCGGTAAGGCAGATCATCTGCACATAGATGAAAAGAACGGCACGCTGCTGGTCTATTGCCAGAAGTGCAACGCTCCAGGCACGGACATTCTGAGAGAGTTCCGCCGTCTGGGAGCAAAGCCTGCCGAACCGGAGCCTGTAGATTATAAGACGACAAAACCTGTTGAGGATTACCGCCATGTCTACAGGAACCCGGACGGCACTGAAGCTTATTACAAGCGCCGCCGTAAATGGGCCGATGGGCACAAGGTTTTCAGCTTTGCCTACGTGAATGCCGAAGGGCGCACGGTGTACACCAAGCCTGAAGGATGTAACAATCTGTATAACTTGGAACTACTAGCAAAACACGAGCACGACAGATTGTATATCGTAGAGGGCGAGAAATGCGCCGACGCCATGACGCAGCACGGACTGCTGGCGACCACCAGCAATACCGGAGCCCAGAAGGCTATCAAGCTGAGCGCGACGGACAAGGCACTGCTGGAATCTTATGCAGAGCGCATCGTCATTCCTGATAATGACGAGAAGGGCGCCGATTATGCTGCAGCCTGGCAAGGCGCAAAGGTCATGGATATCACAAAGCTGTGGCCTGACTGCCCGCCAAAAGGTGATATCGCAGATTACTTTGCTGCCGGTGGCACAGCCGAAGCAATCGAAGCCTACGAGTGGCCTGTGGTGCTCTCTCTGGACAGAGAATTCTTCGAGGGGTGCGACAGGTTTAACCTGATAAGTGAGGCGCTTCTGGAGGCGATAGCGGCGCTCACAGAGCCGTCCAAGCGTCAGCAGGTGCTTTCCATGGCGAGGTTTCGCGCCGGGGAGCTGTGCTGCAAGAGGGAGTTTGAGGCGTGCTGGAAGGCGTACCTGCAGCAGCAGGCAGCTAAGGGTATAAGGTCAGATAATCTGACCAAATTTCCGCAGCAGCTCTTTGCTCTCCGGTGCGGTAACTGGAACACATCGATTAATGGCGTGTATCGGTCGGTACAGGTCGGGACAGAATATAAAAACGAATACGCAAGCCCCATCCCCATTATGCCGACGGAGCTGCTGGTGAACGTGGAGGATGAAACCGAGAAGATTCGGCTTGCGTATTTTAAAAATGGCGGCTGGCAGAGCGTGGTGGTTCCGCGCTCCACGTTAGCCAATAAAAACAAAATAATCCTGCTGGCAGACAATGGCGTTGAAGTCAACAGCGACAACGCCGGTCTGCTGGTGAAGTATCTGGCAGAGGTCATCGCCATGAACCCGGACATCCTGCCGCGGGTAAAGTCGATTGACCATATGGGCTGGTCCGATGCAGGCTTTGTGCCGTACACGGATGAGGTCAAGCTGGACTGTGAGGACCAGTATAAATCTCTGGTGCAGGCAGTCTCCAGCAAAGGCACGCTGGAAGAATGGGCGGCCTACGTCGCCCCGCTCCGGCAGAACCTGTACATGCGCCTGATCCTGGCTGCAAGCTTTGCGAGCGTGCTAGTCGAGCGCGTATCTGCGCTGCCATTTGTTTTGCACCTTTGGGGCGGAACCGGCAGCGGCAAGACCGTGGCCATGATGGTGGCTGCGTCTGTCTGGGGTAATCCGGGCATGGGCAAGCTGGTGCGGACCATGAATATGACGGTCAACTCTATGATGAGTACGGCGTCTATCCTGCGTAACCTGCCGTTCTTTGGCGACGAGCTGCAGACAATAAAGTCAAGATTTGAGAATTATGATACGTTGATCATGCGTGTCACTGAAGGTCTCGACCGCGGTCGTATGACGAACGCGACCTTCCAGCGGCAGAAGTCCTGGCTGAACAGCTTTGTTTTTACCGGTGAAGAACCGTGCACGAAGTCTCAGTCCGGCGGCGGTGTAAAAAACCGCGTCGTCGAGGTAGAGTGCGACCAGCAGATAATTAAAAACGGCAATGCTGTGGTTAATTTTATCACGCAGCACTTTGGCTGTGCAGGCAGGGCGTTTATCGAAGCGCTGGAAGGGAAGAATCTTGCGGCTGATTACAATGAGATTATGCGTCTGGTGCTGGAAGTAACGGATACCACCGAGAAGCAGGCCATGGCGATGGCGCTCATGCTGCAGGCGGATGCGATTGCGAGTAAGGCTATCTTTGGTACTCCAGGCGATGTGCTATCACCTGAGGACATAGTTGGCTTTGTGAAGAGCAAGGCTGAGGTTGATGTGAGCGAGCGGGCGTTTAACCTTATTGTTGACGTCATCGGTGCCAACGCTGACAAATTCGATACCGAATTTCACGATTTTGCCGGTTATGCCTACTGGGGCAGACGTAAGAATAATGGCGTAATCCTAATTAATAAAACCGTTCTTGAGGAAGAATTAGAAAAGAAAGGTTTTGACTATGCTGCTCTAAAGAAAAAATGGGCTGAAGCAGGTCATCTGCTGAAAACGACGCAGGGAAGGTTTTACGGACTATATTCCCTGAATCATGTTAGAGCAAATTATGTTGCTCTTTATGTAAAAGGTTAGCAATGTTAGCTAAAGGTTAGCTAAAAAATGGCTCAACCATGCGGCTTATAAACCTTTAGCTAACATAATAACATTAGCTAACATAATTAGATATATACGTATGGAGTTTTCCGCTTTAGACTAGGGCGGAAATAAAAATAATATATATCGATATTCTTTCAAAAATGACGTTAGCTTGTTAGCTAAAACTGAAAAATCTCTCAACCATGCGGCTTATAGGGTTTTAAAAGGTTATCTGGAAGGTTAGCGAGCTAACCTCAAAAGGTCAGCTAAAGGAGGGAAACAATGTTATTTAAAATTTTGAGTACCATGTTACGGGATTTTATTGCAGGGCTGGTTATGGCGGTTGGGTGCTGCTGTATGATGGTGGCACAGGCTTTTGTCAAAGCTGCTGTTTGCCTCGCCCAGTTTGCTTGTAAGGTCAATGGGGTGAAATGTGATGTTAAGTAAAATCTGTCTGGTGTTTGCAGTGCTGATCAGCATTGTGTGGATAGTGAGCCTGACGGTGTTAGTTGGTTGCGGTGCTGTATGGGCGCTGCAGAAGTTAGGAGGTATGTAAATGTATATCAAAACTAAAAGCGGAGATTATATAAACTCCAAGAGTATCAGTGGCTTAAGAATCAAATGTTGTGGCGATTTTAATGTCGTAGCAGAATGCATCGGTTATGGCGGCGAGCCTTGCTTCTATTCCAGTGCCAAGATAGAAGACGCGGAAGCGTATATAAACTTGCTGGCGAACCACCTGGATGAAGTAGAAGAAGCTGCAACCATGCAGTACCCGCGTTGTGCTATCCTCAAGGTGTCGGAGTCTACTGTTGATGCAGCGCGTTGTAGCAATCGCCCGCTTCAAAACGAGCCGCCACGTAGCAATCGCCCGCTTCAAAACGAGCCGCCACGTGTAGCAAACCAGAACACTAAGCTGTCCGCAATGCTGAATGCGCTGGTCGATGACTTTGCCGCATCTGGTGATACTGACAATCTCCTGAAAATCAACGCGTATATCCGTATGTATCTGCAGCAGGAGGCTAACCATGAATAAACAATATCTGATGTTGAATCTGGAGTCTGACACCTTTAAGGGCATGAAGGCCGATTTTGATGAGCTGCTGCAGCAGCTGCTGGAGAAGCTCTTTGCTGGCCGTATTGCTGATGGCTCTATCAGCATGAAGCTGTCCGTCAGCCTGACCGAAACCTATTCTGAAACAATGGGTAAGGACATTTCTGTACCGCTGTTCAAACATAAAACTACCGCCAACTACACGGAAAAACTGGAGAATGCCGGTGCTGTCTCCCTGCCTAATACGTATCTTGAGTACGACGAAGACCTCGGGGAGTTCGTCCTGAAGCCTTGCGGCGGCGAGCAGGACATGTTCGCGGAGCAGGAGTCTGAGGCTGATGAAGTAACTGTCGACGTTAAAGCCATTCCGCAGGATTGCCACCGTCCCCTGCAGCTGCGTGATCCTATGTGCAATGACTGCGCTAATCGCGATACCAGCGCCTGTGACCATTGCGATGGCTGCGACAAGTGGGAGCCTACGGTAAAATGATTCCGCTGCGTCCCTACCAGCAGGAGCTGGTGGATAACATCCGCAGGGCAATCGGTCAGGGGCGGCACAGCGTGTGTGCGGTGTTGGGCTGTGGCGGTGGCAAGTCCGTTATCCAGGGCAACATCGCCGCCAGCGCCACGGCACGCGGTAACAGGGTGCTGTTTGTGGTCCACCGCAAAGAGCTGTGCCAGCAGATTACCAATACCTTCACGGCGTGCGGTGTAGACTTCTCTCTCTGTACCGTAGGCATGGTACAGACGGTCTGTCGCAGGTTGGCAAAGACTCCGGAGCCGAAGCTGATTCTGGTTGACGAGGCGCACCACATACTGTCGCAGAGCTATTTGTCCATCCTGCAGCATTTTCCGGGCGCTGTCGTCTTAGGGTTCACGGCTACCCCGCAGCGCATGAACGAGGGCGGTCTGGGGGCTGTCTTTGAAGAGCTCATCGAGTCAGTGAGCACCGAGTGGCTCATCCAGAACCATTATCTGGCTCCCTACAAATACTACGGCGTGCAGCTGGCGGATGCCAGCAAGCTGCACACCAAACGTGGCGACTATGATAAGGCCGAGGTCGAAGCTCTCATGAATAGGCGTGCTATCTTTGGCAGTGCGGTTGAGAACTGGCTGCAGCTGGCCAAGGGCAAGCAGACCATCGTGTACTGCTCGTCTATCGCCACCAGCGAGGGCACAGCGGCCGCTTTTAGGGAGCAGGGGATAAATGCTATGCACCTTGACGGTACAACGCCGCAGGCGCAAAGACAGGCTGCCGTAGAGGGGTTCCGACGCGGTGAGGTCACGGTCCTTTGCAACGTTGATTTGTTTGGCGAGGGCTTCGATGTTCCTGACTGCGATTGCGTGGTGCTTATGCGGCCTACCAAGTCGCTCACGCTGCACATACAGCAGTCGATGAGGTCGATGCGTACCAATCCCAACAATCCGGATAAGGTCGCGCTGATCCTGGACCATGTTGGCAATTTCACGCGGCACGGCCTGCCGGATGACGTGCGAGAGTGGTCGCTGGAATCCAAAGCTAAGAAGAAAAAGCAGGAGCTCAGTGTCAAGCAATGCCCGAACTGTTTCGCAGTGGTAAAATCCAGCGTTACCGAGTGCCCTCTCTGTCATTACGTGTGGGAGAAAGAAGAGCGCGAAGGTCCGGAGGTCGTGGAGGACATCATCCTGCAGGAAGTCGCGCGCATGCCGTATAGTAAACACATCGAGTGTACGTCATGGGCGCAGCTGGAGCTGTTCCGCTCGACGCACAAACGTGCTGATGGCAAGATTTTTAAGTTCGCCTGGTCGCTGCACAAGGCGGTGCAGCTAGGGCTGGCAGTACCGGAACGGTACCGCAGTGCAGCTATCCGCCTGCTGCGTCAGGATGAATACAGGAGGTTAAAGTTTGAATAAATCTGAAGCTCAAATTATGAAGGAGATTGAGGTCGCGGTGTCTGCTGCAGGGCACAAGATTTTCCGCGTCAATGTTGGCGAGGGCTATCTGTACCGCACGCAGCCGACGCAGGCGACGCTTGACCTTGAGAACAAGCGCAGCCGCTGGTTTAAGAGCGGACCGCCGCAAGGATACAGCGATTTGTCTGGTGTGTGTTATCCTTCAGGCAAGGCAATCTTTATCGAGTGCAAGACGGCAACCGGCAAGCCGACGATGCAGCAGTGCGTATTCTTGTTGGCGATGTTGGCAGCGGGTGCCAATGCCGGTATCGCACGCAGCTCCGAGGAGGCGTTGGCGATTTGCGAGATGACGGACGACCTGCGTCAGAAGATGGGGGAGTATATCCATGGCTGGTTGGTTAAGCTTAGGCAGCGTGGTAAGTGATCCGTGGCCTGGTTGTACCGACAGCGAGTTCTGGGGGCAGCTGCTACAAAGCGCTGCCCGCCATGATCACAAGCTGTATGTTAAGCTCATCGGTCTGCGCTTTGCCGGAGCGGAGCTGCTGCCTAGCGCACGCTTCGGGTTGCGCCTGGTCATGGCTAACGAGGCGACGGTGACTCAGCAGGAGGTGAGGGAGCTGCTTGCTCCCCACTCTGAGCTGCTACTTAATTTATTTTTACACATAGGAGGTGGCGCAGGTGGACAACAAAAAACTGATACATGATACTGTTGTGGCAACGCTGGCTGCCTTAAATAGCCAGCCTAAGCCGCAGGACTGCTACAAGGCGACGGAAGCACGGCTGTATGCTTACTCGACGCTGCGTGCGAACATTGAGCAGTACAAGCTTGATATCCGCGACCTGAAGGCGGAGCGTGTCACGGAAAAATCTAAAGACATTACCTGCTGGGGCGGCGCAAGTTCTCGCCTGACGCCCGAAGAGAAGCAGCAGGCACGCATTATGGCTGTAGAGGTTAAGCTGGCGCGTGATCAGGCGGAAGTTGATAAAATTGACCGCATCTTGAACAGGCTGGAAGCAAGCGAGGATGCGGTGGCGGTAGAACTTATCCGTCAGGCGTATTTTTTCTGTGTGCCTTTGGATGATATTGCGCTGCGTGAAGGTGTGTCGCTCTCGACTATCCAGCGCAGGCGTACGCGCCTGGTGCGGCAGCTGGCGTTAATGTTATATGGAGCGGAGGCATTGATGTAATGACAATTCTTTCACGTAAACGTATCTTACGAACTAAAATCACTTGCAAGACTAGCCGCATCTGCCCGCGTCAGCGGCAGTGGGCAAAACTTAGCGTGGTACAAAAATCCACGGTTCCGGGACCTAGTTTCCTTTCAAAATTAATCCGCAAGCACTGCGAAGTTGTATTACTTCGCAGCGCTCGTGGCTGCTGTCAAGTTTTTGCTTATTGCAAAACGGAGGTGACACAAATATTATGATTAGTTTGTATCCTGTGATTGCTGAAAAATTGCATATCCCTGTTGGCAAGGAGTTTAAGCTCAAGCCTAAGCGTGGCGGAGTATATCCGGCGCAGTACCGTTTTATCGCTGATGATTTGGAGTACCGTCCAAGCCAGTGCTGCCATTGGTCAAGTATAGGTAATCAGTCCATGCAGATGCGTATTTTTCTTGCTTTGCTGCGTGGCGGTGTGGAGGTTATTAAAGATGAATAAAAATTTAATACCGCAAATAGCCGAAATGTTGGGATTGCAGTTAGGCGAAAAATTTAAAATTAAAGGCGAAGACGAATTGATGACCTATAGATTCAGTAGCGACGGATTACAAGTAACCTATGGTGACGGTATTGAAATACCCTACATATCTACTAACTCAGCCTTTGTTGCCTTGGTGACGGGCAAGGACGAAGTTGTTAAACTGTTGTGGGAGCCGAAAATCTATGATATTTATTGGACATTTAAGGCGGCACATCTAGACGTATGGTGCATCACAGATGCTCGCTGGATGAATAATCCAAAAGACGTAGCTGCATTTAAAAATGGATGGGTATACCGTACTCGTGTAGAAGCCGAAGCCGCCTTGCCTAAGGTGGCTGCAGAATTTGATGTGAAGTATAGACTTTAGGAGAGAAAACTGCAACGTGTTGCAAAAATCTCTTGTAAAAATTAAAAGCAGGATTTGTTTTAAAGGAGGACTGTTATGATTACATGTAGAGAATTTACATCGTTTATTAATGATGAACTTGTTCGCGTAGGAACTTTGTTTACGGAAAAACAGCAGCAGTATTCTGCTGGCGCTGATCCGCTGTCAAACTTCCGCACCGGTGCATTGCTGGAGCATCACGATGGCGGTTACGATATGATGTATGATGTGGCTAAGGGATATCTGAATAAGCACATTGCTTTTCTCTACGACCATGGTATTGCCGACAAAACGGAAGAATCCTTGCGCGACATGGTGGTCTATGGTCTGATTATGTTGTACATGGTCAAGAAGCACAAGGAATGGCTTGCACAAGTGAAGGAGTGAGGCTAGTGGGCAGTAAACGTAAACTTAAGCGCCGCAATCCTGCGCCGGTGGCAGGCTTTAAATACGAGCGCATGTGCCAGGCTGTGTCCGAGCAGGCAATCTATCGCGTGCTGGCTGTTGCGATTGATATCCTCTGGAATGATTTCGGTGGTCTGCAGCGCAAAGACCAACGCCTGAAATTCTTCGCTGAGACATTCCGCGAACGTCTGGAAGTTGTTGACCAAGGATTTACGCCGTCGCAGCAGGCTGCCATGGATGAGCTGCAGCGCCAGGCTGGGTATAGCGTAGTGTTTAATGCAAAATAATTTAATGACCGCTCATCAGATGGTGGGCGGTCTTATTTTCTTGAAAATTCACAAAGAGTTCACAAAGACGTGGCGGATAATATGAAAAATAGGAGCACTAGATAACACGAAACGACACTGAAAATAATACGGCGGATATAACGGACGAAAACGCAAATATATACGGTATTCCGTAGTCTTGCAGGACATCCTCGGGTGTGTTATATTAAAAATGTGGTTACAAAAAGAAAAAAAGACTTGACTTTTTGTTGCTACAATAATTATAATAAGACTGTGGCTGAAAGCGAGGTGAAAAGCATGAGTCCACGAACGGGTAGACCTAAATCTGAAAATCCGAAAGACATAATGATTCGTGTTAGAATGGATGAAGATACAGTGAAAATGCTTGATGAATGCGCTGACTCTTTGAAAAGCAGCCGCTCTGAAATCATTAGAGCTGGAGTAAAAAAGGTATACTTAGGCATAAAAAAATAAGATGTTACTTCGTTTTCCAGACAGTAGTAACATCTTATTCCAGACGAGGAGCTATCCTCGTGAAATATTCTATCATGAGATAGCTCCTTTTTCAAGAAAGGGAGATAATTTTATGGAATTACAGACATTTCAGCACGAACAATTTGGAAATTTGAGAATCATGGATGAGGACGGTGTTGTTTGGTTTATTGGTAAAGATGTAGCACAAGCCTTGGGGTATAACAATCAAAGTAAGGCTATTCAACAACACGTTGATGAGGAAGACAAAAAGAAAATTGATATTCGAGCCTCCCAAAATGGGAGAGTCGAGAACAATCTCGTATCTAGAGCCTGGCTCATCAACGAATCCGGCTTATACTCGCTCATCCTCTCGTCTAAGCTCCCAGCGGCGAAGTCATTCAAGCGTTGGGTGACAAGCGAAGTTCTTCCGTCCATCCGCAAGACTGGCAAGTATGAATTTATTCCGCACGGCGAGGACGATGAGCCTATAACCGATGTGACGCAGCTTGAGTTTGACCAGCGCATCCGTATCGCGACAATTATTGCAGGATGCCGCAGGGAACGCCTGCCGATGGTGGTCAAGATTCTCTCGCTTGACCTTGACGAATTTGCACCGCTGCTGCCGCAGAATGCTTCTGATGCGGAACAACTTGCTTATCAGTACATTTCTAGTGTGTATGATGCCATGAAGCGCGATACGCCGATACAGTATTTTTATAACGGTTATGCGAAATGGTGCATGGAGCAGGGAACGACGGCTTTGAATAAAACAGCCCTCGGGAAAGTATTTAAAAAGTATTTCCCTGTGCAGGCAGTCGCCACATCCTACTATGAAGGCGGTCAGCGCATATTTGGTTGCGTCCGCTGCTACCGCAAGATGGGAGGTGCTGCAAAATGACCTACAAAGACCTACCCGCAAGCATTAGAAACCAGGTTGAAGAACTTGAAATCAGTATTGACAGTAAGACTCAGTGCCTTGATACGCTATATGCTTTGTTCCCAGACAAAGAAACGGTTATCACTATGCTGGTTGAAAAGTACGCCGAGCAGCGGCAAAAAGAACTTGCTACTGAGGAAGCTCTGCGCAAGGCTGGCTATAATGTAGCAGAGCTGCGTGTCGCTTACTGGAATGCTTAATTAAAAGATAGGTGCTCAAAAAATGAATAGATCCACCACGATTGAAAACCATCGAGTCCCAGCTTGATGGTTTTATTTTTTTGCAAAAATGACTTGAAGCAGTGAAAAAAAAGCGGTATAATATAACTACGGAGAAGTGTCGATAAAAGCGGCATTTCGCCTGCCCCTTTTTGTTGCGAAGCGGTGCGTATTTTGACTGAATGCGCACCGCTTTATTATATTGTGTATGTAGCGTCTGGCTTTTAGCTGGGCGCTTTTTTTATGCCCGGAAACCGTAACCTAAGGGACGGGACATCCCTTGTCAATCTCAAATCCTCAGCGGTAGTCCGGGCACCAATAAATAACTTGCAATTATCGCGGGAGTGAGTTAACATGCTTATAAGACCTTTAATTATTGCTGCGAGAATTTTGGATGAAGATTATCCGAAAGACACGAATCCTGAAAATTGGCGTACTATTAATGGTGCAAGAGTACATGTCGATGGAGACGGTAATGCTGATGGTGGAGCAGGTGGAAAGTTTAATGGTAATAAATTCGGTGAAGATTGGCGCGTTGGTCAGCGTAGCGCATTGTTACAGGCAGCTTCTATTTTTGCTAATAAGCAAGAAGAAGCAAAGAAACCTAAGCCTAAGCGAAAAAATTTACAAGAGCACTTGGTTGATTACATTAAACATCAGCTGAATTTTGATGTATCAGAATTTAGGGATACAAAATATGAAAGCAGAGGCACAATAAATTTAGACTGGAAGCGTATGCCAAGAAACATCAAGGCGCAGATTACTAACCTAGCACTGAAATACAAAAAATTTGATATTCTGGACAATGGTGGCTTAGGCGTAACGTTGAAGCCATACAAGCAGAACAGGGAACCTTTTGTCTCTACTGCGTTATTTTAAGTGATGAATATGAAGATGACTAAATTTATGTACTTTTGACCTGAGCATAACAGCTCAGGTTTTTTATTTTACAAGAATAGAGGTGGTGTTTATGAATGCCTAAAGGGGATAATCCAAATAGCAGAAAAGCTTTAGCAGAAAACAGAGCTAAAACTCAATTTAGCGGTGATAAAGCGGTGATAGCTGCTCAAAAATCCGTGGAGAAGCGTCGTAAGCTCCGTACCTTCCGTGAGCTTGACGAAGACTTTACCAGTGATGATGAGCGCCTTATTATGCTAAATGCGCTCAAAGCCAAAGTTAAGCAGGGCAGCATCAAAGCCTTTGAAGTGTATCGCGACACTATGGGCATGAATCCTAAAGAGCCTGAACAGACTCAATATGAGGACGATGGCTTTACCGACGCAATCAAGCGCAGCGCAAAGGACGTGTGGAAATAATGGGCATCGTTGGCAGGCTGCGCAGTATTATCAAACCTGTTATCAAGTTTTACGAATTTAGTAAAAAACAAATGCAAATCTTAACGTGGTGGTGTGAGGACTCTCCCTACCACGATTACAATGGCATTATAGCTGACGGCTCCATCCGTGCTGGTAAAACGGTAGCGATGGCCGTCTCTTTTGTTATTTGGGCAATGGACAGCTACGATGGCCAGAACTTTGCTATGTGCGGTAAAACCGTAGGCAGCTTCCGGCGTAACGTCTGGAAATGGCTCAAGCCTGTACTGCTGGTGCGTGGCTATCAGGTGGAAGAATCACGCACGGAAAACCTTATCGTGATAGCTCGCAAGCAAGGCAGCACGATGAAGCTGAATTACTTTTACGTGTTCGGCGGCCGCGACGAATCCTCGCAGGACCTCATTCAAGGCATTACTTTGGCTGGCCTGTTTTGCGATGAGGTTGCGCTCATGCCGGAGTCGTTTGTCAACCAGGCATCCGGCCGCTGCTCTGTGCCGGGCGCTAAGTTGTGGTTTAACTGCAACCCGGATAGCCCGATGCACTGGTTCCTGCTACGCTGGATTGAGAAGTGCGAAGAGAAGCGCTTGCTGCATATCCATTTCCTGATGGACGACAATCCGTCGCTATCCGACGAGGTGCGTGAACGTTACCGGACGATGTATTCCGGTGTGTTCTATCGCCGCTTCATTCTAGGCGAGTGGGTAATGGCGCAGGGCGCTATCTACCGTGATGCGTGGAGTGATGAGCTGCTTTTTGGTGATGACCAGCTGGAGTATTTGCTCAAGAATCTGCACATCATGAAGCGCTCTATCACGATTGACTATGGTACAGTCAATCCTATGGTTTATCTTGATGTGCTCGATGATGGTACAGATTTGTGGTTCATCCGCGAGTATTATTGGGACAGCCGCGCCGAGGAAAAGGAGAAGGACAACAGCCAATACGCCGACGACCTGCTTGAGTTCGTGCGTGGCGTGGAGCTGTGGCCGACAAATGTGGTTATAGATCCATCTGCAGCAAGCTTTAAAATTGAGCTACGTAATCGTGGGCTGCGTGCGAAGGAGACGGTGGAAACAATCAACGCTGACAATGACGTCATTGAGGGTATCCGCAAGGTGAACACGCTGCTAACCCGTCGCCGCATCCATTTTTATTGTGGCTTAGTGCACACGCTGAAGGAGATGCAGTCCTATTGTTGGGACGACAAGGCTCTGAAGCAGTCCGGCAAGGAGAAACCTATTAAAGTAGCTGACCATGCGCCTGATGCGGTGCGCTACTATGTATCAACAGTCATCAGGCCAAGGAGGATAGCAAATGTCTAAAAGAAAACGCAGGCGCACCCTGGACAAAGCTCCTGAGCCGCAGCCAATACGCAGCAGGGCGCTCGACGCCTTTAGCAATGTGCTGGCTCGCTTGGGCGCAGGCACTCCGAACCTGCTGGAAGGCACGGAGTACAGCTTGCAGCGCATGTCGCGTGATTTTAACACTTTAAATGCTCTCTACCGTGAGAGTTGGATTGTCCGTCGCATCATCGACGTTATCCCGGCGGACATGCTCAAAAACTGGATAACGATTACCAGCGGTCTGGACCCCGATGTAGAGAAGCGGCTCAGTCTTACTCTGCGTCGTACTCAGCTCATTGACAAGCTTAAGCGTGGCATGCAGTGGGGCAGGCTTTATGGTGGCGCGCTAGGCGTGATGCTGGTCAAACACCAAGGCTACGACCTTAGCCAACCGCTGCAGCTTGACTGGATAATGCCTGGCGATTTCGCAGGGCTGCTTATTTTCGACCGATGGAACGGAGTTAACCCATCCAGCGAGCTCATCGAAGATATTTCGGATCCCGATTACGGCTTCCCGAAGTATTACACTGTGACTGATCCTGCCGGTGGTGGCTCTGTAAAGATTCATCATAGCAGGGTAGTTCGCTTTACTGGTAACACGCTCCCGTTCTGGGAGGAAATTGCAGAGATGCAATGGGGCGCATCTGTTGTCGAGTCAATTTTTGATGAGCTGCGCAAACGTGACAATGTGAGCTGGAACATTGCTCAGCTGACGTTCATGGCGAACATCCGCGTTCTTAAAATGCAGGACTTAGGTCAGCTTCTGGCGGCAACGGACAACGAGTCGCAGGCTGAGCTGCTGCGAACGCTGGAAGCGCAAAACATGCTGCTGAACAATATGGGCATGCAGGTTATGGATGCTGCAGATGGTCTGGAAACACACCAGTATACTTTCGGCGGCCTTGCTGACTGCTATCAGCAGTTTATCATGGACATCAGCGGCGCTGCTGAAATTCCGGTGACGCGTCTGTTCGGGCGCTCGCCCTCCGGTCTTAATGCTACAGGCGAGAGTGACCTACAGAACTACTACGACATGATAGCTGAGAAGCAGGAGTCTTATCTGCGTCCTATCTTGAACAAAGTGCTCCCGCCGTTCATCATCTCGACGCTAGGCAGCCTGCCGGACGACTTTGACTTTGAATTTGACCCGGTTGCAGAGCCTACGGATAAAGAGCGCGCCGACCTTGCCAAGTGTGGCACAGATAACGTTGTAGCTGCTTACAATGCTGGGCTTATCTCACAGCGCACTGCCATGAAGGAGCTGAAGCAGCAGAGCGAGCGCACCGGTGTCTGGACGAACATCACCGATGAGGACATCGAGCGTGCGTCCGACTTAGTGGAGCCACCTGGCGAGATGGGAGGCATGTTTGGCGACATGGGTGGTGGTGAAGAATCGCCACAGCAGGCACGTGCTCCCGTCAGGCAAGGAGTAGGGGATGCGGAGTGGGAAGAATCGGAGCATCCAAGAGATAAAGATGGAAAGTTTTCGTCTGCTGGCGGAAATAGCGACTTGAATTCTAGCGTCGAAGATGTTAAGATTAAATTAGCAAAAGCGAAGAAGTACCCTGAATTGACTAGGCAGTTGCAAAGTTTAGGGCTTGCTTCTGCTCATGATGAAGCTATGGAACCAGTAAGAATTCAAATTGTTGATCCTGGTATTCATGGCAGCAAGAGATTAGCAAAAAAGAGGTATAACACTTGCTGATGCTCAATCCTATGTTGACAATGCAATTGTTATGTTCAAACAAAGCGCAGATAAATATTTGTTTATAGCTGATAATGGTTCGTCTGTTGTGATTGTTGGTGGTAGATTATCAACTGCTTTTCCTGCGTCGTGGTATGACGAAAAACAGTTAAGAAAAATTGAGGTGATTAAAGAATGGATGCAGAAAATGAAATGATGGTATATTGCCCGATTCTACAGAAGAAAATTTACGATGGTGATTGTTACGAAATTGTTCACTGTGGGTATGGTGAAATAAAAAAAGACCTGCATCCAGAAATCACTGATTGGACTGTTGCTATTAATGAGTGTGCTAAGTGTGGAAATAACTAAGGAGTAACCTTAAGCGTAGTTAGAAGTTTTCTAGCTGCGCTTTTTTTATTGGAGTAATAACATGAAAAAATTTAAAATGCCGCGAGTCATTGAGCGCTCTTATGCCAGCGCCATTGACCGCCTAATGCAAGGACTGAAGCGTGAGCTAGCTCACGTTGCCAGTCCGTTTTTTATTGCTGACATAATGCGTCGGCTGGCACGTTCCCCGACTTTTATTCGTGCCTGCGATCAAATCGCACGCTCGATGGCCACGCATCTGTTCCGCGACGGGCATAAGACGTGGCGTGCTGCAGCAGCTGAGGGCAGTAAGGGACGAATCATTCGCGCCGCCCTACAGCGCGAGCTTGCCTCACCACGCGTCGCGAAAGTGTATGAGGGTATAATCAGTCGCAACGCTGAATTAATCCGCTCTATGCCGCTCACGCTGGCTGATAGGGTGGCTCACAAGGTTGCTAAAGGTTACGAACAGGGCTTGCGTCCGGAAGCGATGATAGATGACATCCTCAAAGAGTACCCACGCATAACCGAAGCTCATGCAAGGCTCATTGCCCGCACGGAAACATCTAAAGCCAGCATGGCTCTGACGCAGGTGCGTGCTGCTGAGGCAGGGCTTGAGTGGTACGTCTGGCGGACAAGCGAGGATTCTCGTGTGCGTTCTGCTCATGCTCACATGGATGGTGTGATTATCCCTTGGGGCGAGGCACCGGCACCGGAGTTGCTTAACCATGAGAAGTCGCAGGGGTACTACCATGCGGGAAACATTTATAATTGCCGCTGCTATCCTGAGCCGCTTATAAGGTTTGACCAGGTGGCGTGGCCAGCTAAGGTGTACCGAAACGGCAAAATCGAGCGCATGGGCATAAAACAATTTAAGAAACTATTACCTGGAGGTGAGCTATGAGCAAGGCATATTTTGGCTCACGAATCTCCGACCACATCCTTAAAACGCCAGAAGGCTTTCTGATCTGCAAGGACGTTCCGATTGCTCGTACAGGTACGCAGCAGTATCGAGGCTGCGAGTTCGGCGGTCCGGTCGCTGATGGCATTTATAATGTTCAGCGTCCTGAAGCTGAAGTCTTTGACCGTGCTGCCGTGGCAAGCTTTGAAGGCAAGCCTGTATGCGATGAGCATCCGGAAGAAGATGTAACCCCTGATAACTATGGGCGGTACATGAAAGGCGTGTGCCGTGATGTGCGTCGAGGCGATGGCGATTTGAGTAATTGCCTGGTCGCTGATTTGGTTATTTACGATGCTGACCTTATCAATAAGATTGAGGCTGGCAAACGCGAGATATCTTGCGGCTATGACTGCTTGTGGAATCCGACGAGTGATTCTAGCTATGACCAGCTGGAAATCCGCGGTAACCATGTAGCGGTTGTTGATAGAGGCAGGGCGGGGCACAAGGTTGCCATCCGTGACACTGCCCACGATAAAAAAGGAGGTACAAAAATGTCTAAATCTTTGATTGGACGTATCCTGCGAGCGCTTGCTCGCGACGAATCTACTACACCGGAGGACATGGAGGCTGCTGCAAAGCTTGCAGGTAGCTCTGACGCTGAGCCGCGTCCTCAGCCTGCACCAGCTCCTGCTCCTGCAGCTCCCGCAGCTCCTGCAACACCTGCACCTGCTGCTGTGCCGCAGCCTGAAAATAAACCTGCAGCAATGGATGAGGCTACTGAGGCGCGTTTCAAGAAAATTGAGGACGCGCTGGAAGCTATCAGCTCTAAGCTGAATCCTGCGCAGCCTGCTACTGAACCTAAAAAGGATGCTCTGGACGCGCTGGAGGAAGAGCTCCAAAACAAAGCGCCTGCTGCTGAACCAGCTCCTGCCGGTGATGAGGACGATGTAATCGAGCCGCCTGAAGATATCAATGCTCAGGATGCAGCGCCGGAAGAAGATGTTGAGGGCGAGTGTGTTCCCAATGCTAAAGAAGCACGTGACGCTGCTATGGCTTTAATCAAAAACTTGAAGCCTGCGGTTGCAGCTATCCCAAATGAGGCTCAGCGTAAACGTGCGGCTGACTCTCTGGCTATCCTCATTAAAGGCTCTATGCAGCATGATGCTCAATATGGCGAGCTGATGCAGATGCGTCGCCGCTCTGCTGCGCAAGACAGCAAACCTGCAGCTGATGATTACGCTCTGGGCCGTGAGATTGCAAAAAAATACAATCCCCACTATAAAAATCGCTAAGGAGGCAAAACTATGAGTGGTAAAGCAATTGGTATCTCTATGAATTTTGGCTATCCCGGTAATTACGCCCGCACTCCGGACGATATCGTGGCCAGCCGTCTGTTAAACGAGGAAAGCGAAGCTATCCCATTTGGTGCTGCCGTCTGCATTAAAGATGACAACACTTATGAAGCTGTAGGTGCTGCAACTACAGCTGCTAATGTCGCTGGCATTGCGCTGCGTGTTGTTAAGCAGGCAGTTTCTTATGCAGAGCAAAATAAAACCGAGTATCAGCCCGGTCAGTATATGTCTGTGCTGGAACGCGGCGCCGCTACTGTTGTATGTAATGTTGGCACTCCTAAGGCTAACGGTAAAGTTTACGTGCGTGTTAAAGCGAATACTTCTATCGCTAATGGCGTAGTTGGTGGTTTTGAAGCTGCAGCAGATAGCACTAACACCATTGAGATTCCGAATATGCGCTGGACTAGCGGCGCAATGGATGCGAATCGTGTCTGCGAGGTTACTCTGCTGACTCGTGCTTCTGCGTAATATAAGGAGGTATAAATAATATGGCAACTGGAAAATTTGGCTTTTATAGCCCGGACGCTGGTATGCGTAATCTGGGTAATCTTGCCATGCAGAATGGTGGTCGTAAAAGATTCCGCGGCTCTACATGGGATGCTGCTGCCAGCTCTGGCATGGCGTATATTACAGGCGAACTTGAAAAGGTTGATCCTAAGCTGCGCGAGCCGCTGACCAGTGTAACCTGGCAGCGTGATATTGTCGCCAAGACTGGCGGCGGCTGGGTAGAGTTTACTTCTACTTTTGATGTTGACTATGCTACCTCTGGCGCAAACGCTAACAGCATCACTGCTCCCGGTGCTACTACAATCCCTGTAATGCAGGTCAACACCAGCAAGAACATGTTCAAAGTATCCACCTGGATGCACGCTATGCAGGTACCGTTTATTGACCAGGCGAAGATGAAGCAGATTGGCCGTAATCTGGAAGATTTGCTGGATAAGGGCGTTAAACTCAACTACAACAAAACTCTTGACCTCAATGTATACAATGGCTTCAAGGAGGCAGGTACTACTGGCCTGCTGAATGATCCGGAAGTCGTTACCTACACTGTGGGTAATGGTGCAAATGGCACTCCCGCATGGAACACTAAAACCGCGGATGAGATCCTGCATGACATTAACAATGCGCTGGTGGATGCATGGGCTGCGTCTGAATACGACATGAAGGGCATGCCGAATCATATTCTGATTCCGCCTAAGCAGTATGCGTACATTACCATGCAGAAGGTTTCCGATGCTGGTAACATCTCCATCATGGAGTATTTGATGCAAAACAATATTGCTAAAGAGCAGGGCGGCTCTATCACCATTGAGCCTTGCCGTTGGTGCATCAAGGCCGGCACCGGTCAAAAAGACCTCATGATGGTTTACGTAAATGATGAGGATATGGTCAACTTTGATTTGACTGTGCCTATCACCCGCGCGTATACTCAACCGTCTGTTGAGCGTGCCGCCATCCTGACTTTGTTTGCAGCGCAAATCGGCCAGGTTAAATTCATGTATTACCAACCTGTCGCATACCACATCGGTATCTGATTAGGCAATATTCCAGCCAGGCGTTTATCGTCTGGCTTTTTTATTTGAGGAGGACAATCAATGGTTATTTTAACTAAAAAACGCTTTGGCTTTGTGAAACAGGACGGTACTGAACGCATTGATGCGGAACGCTTTTTGACTAAGGGTGGAATGGAAATTGAGGATGCTCCCGATTGGATTGCAACTGATCCTCTGTATGCGCTGGCTGTTGAGTCTGGCGACCTCGTGCCGGTCAATGGTAAAACTCCGAAGGCTGAGGCAGAAGCTGTTGCCAAAGCCAAGCAAAGCAAAGCGGAGGATAAACGCGAATAAGGAGGTGCGTTATGTACCATCCGTTGATTGCGCAGGCGAGCAATATCAAAACGCAGGAAAATCCTTCTTACACCAAGGAGGACTTCCTGGCATTCTATCCACAGTTTGCTGAGCCGTTGCCGGAAATAGTGCTGGACAGCTTTGTAGAGCTTGGTCAGGCGTGTGTAAGCGAGCAGCGCTATGGCAAGATGTGGCAGCACTGCATTGGCCTGTTTGTGGCTCATATGTGTACGCTGTACATGCAGAGCGCTGCAGACCCGGGGGCACCTGCTGCTGATATCCTTGCCGCAGCTCAGGCCGCTGGTGTTGTTACGAGTGAGTCTGCTGATGGCGTGTCCTACAGTATGGATACATCAGCCCTGTCACAGGACCTTGCAGGTTGGGCGGCGTTCCGGTTGACTGCGTTTGGCGTGCAGTTTGCTACCTTAGCTCGACTTGTGGGCAAGGGAGGCATGTATGTATGGTGAGTGTAAAAACTTCACATATGACGGTCAGCGGCGGGCTACAGGGCCTTATGGACAGAGTGCAAGCTCTGAACCGTGTTAATAAGCTCTATGTGGGTATCCCGCAGGAGAAAACTTCTCGTGGTGATGAGCCTATCAATAATGCGAGCCTGCTGTACATCCATACTCATGGCATCCGGCGTAGGTCCATGCGTGAAGAAATGCAGGGCTATATGGATCAGGGCATGGAGTACAGCCTGGCTTATCAGTTGTATGTCCAGACGCACGGTTCGCCGCTCTGGCACGCTCCACCGCGTCCTGTAATTGAACCGGCCATAGCCAAGCACCATCGTGAGATTGCAGAAGAATATGCTAAGGCTGTAAAGGCTGCTATGACTGGCGATGGAGCGAGGGCTGATGCTTTTATCAAACGCACGGGCCTGCTGGCGCAGAACATCTGCCGTAAATGGTTTACGGATGCCGAGAATGGCTGGCCGCCTAACTCCCCGAAAACCATAGATAAAAAGACCAAAGGCAAGGGCGGCAAAACCAATCCGCTTATTGATACCGGTGCCTTGCGTAAGGCTATTGTTTATGTGGTAAGGAGTGATTGACGTGGTTAATGTTGGCAGAGTGGTGCGTAGCAAGCGTTTAGGCTGCCAACGCATTACTGTCAAACGCTATGCTGCGAGCTGGCACGATGGAGCTTACGGACGGGATGAAGACAATCCTATTGTGCTACAGGTGGCGGCGATTGTTACCGTTGCCCAGCCTAAAGATTTACAGTTATTGCCCGAAGGCGACCGCATCACCGGAGCAATGAAGTTCTTGACGAATGTTGAGCTGCACGCGACCAATGGTGAAGCTATCAGCGATGAGCTGGAATGGCGCGGAGCACGCTACAAAATCCTCACCGTTACCCCTGATATTGATTATGGGTTTTACCGCAGTATTGGGACGCGATTGGACGGTGACGGTGTTGGTTAAGAACATTGCTGAATTTGAATCTTTAATGTGGGCGGAGCTGATGGACATCCTCGGGCATGATTCTAAGACAATACCGCCGCCTGTACGCCGCTCTTGGCCAACTGACGGAGGCCCCGACTGGAAGCTTACAGACAACGTGGTCTTTATGCAGTGCACCGAGGCTGCAGAGGACATCATGCAGCCTATTGATGAGCGTTGGGAAGCTTCAGGGCGTGATTTTTTGCGCGAGAGCGCCAGTACACGCACCATGCAGCTACGCCTGAATGCTTATGGGCCTGCCTGCTATGAATCGCTTTTGCAAATTCGCCTTGAGCTGCTGCGTGGCCGGCCGAAGCTCAAAAAACAAAAAATCTATATTATTCCCGGCAAGGATTCCATCCAATATGCGCCTGAACTGTTCCAAGGGCGATGGTGGAAGCGTGCCGATTTGACTTTATATTTTAATGTGCTAATCAGCGTTGAATCTATCGTGAAAGCGATTGAAGAAGTCAACGTTACGATTAAAGCAAACGAGCCTGGTACGAGTGATGTTATCCTTGAGCCAGGTGAAATTATTATTAAGAAAGGGTGATTTAGTTGGCTTATAAATTGGACTTATCTCCGATTGTCGACGTGGTTATCAACCTGTCTGCTAAGGCTGCTGCTCGTAAGGGCTTTAACCTTGGCCTGATTATTGGCAAGTCTGAGGTTATTCCGGCGAATGAAAGGGTACGTATTTATACAAGCGCTGCTCAAATGCTGACTGACGGGTTTGTGGAAACATCTGCAGAATATAAGGCTGCTCAGCTCTATTTTGCTGCTACTACCAGCCCACGTAAGCTGGCAGTGGGTGTAAAGCTGGTAGGGGACGAGAATTTAACCGCTACGCTGGAGGCTTGCCGTGCTGCTAACTCTCAGTGGTGGCCGTTTAGCTATCTGGGTGCTGAGGACGTTGACATTAAAGACTGCGCTGCTTGGTGCGAGAGCGCTGTACCTGACAGCGTCTACATGTATACGACTGCTGATAAAAGCGTACTTGACGCATCTGGTGATGCAAAGAGCATTTTTAAGGCTTTGCAGGATAAAAACTACCGTCGCAGCTTTGGTCAGTATTGTGGCGACGCGGATACTCCTGATGCTGTTGCAGCTACTATGGGCTACGCGATGGGCGCTAACCGTGGTCTTGCCGGGGATGCGTTTACGCTGGCGTACAAAACTCTGCCCGGTGTAAAAACAGATGACCTGTCTGAATCTCAGGTAACCCATGTGTGTGGCAGTGCTGAATCTACAGGTCATAACGGTAATGTATATATTACTCGTGGCGAGGAATACGATGTTTTGCAGCAGGGCTATATGGCTGATGGCACGAGCTTTGATGAAGTGCTGTATCTTGATATGCTGCGTAATGACATTACTCTTAATGTCATGGACCTGCTGTATCAGCGCCGCAAATTGCCGCAGACTGAAGCTGGCGTTACCAGCATTATTAATGTTATCAATGATGCTTGCCGTAAGTATGTAAAGTTAGGCTTTATCGCTCCGGGCAAGTGGAACGGTGCCGAGTGCCTGAATCTGCAGACGGGTGATTACCTGCCTGATGGCTATCTGGTGCAGAGCGAGCCTATTGACGAACAGTCTCAGGCTGACCGTGACAAGCGCAAGGCTCCACCGATTTATGTATGCTGCAAGCTGGCTGGTGCAATCGAATTTGTTACCATCCAGGTTAATGTTAACCGCTAAGGAGGCTATCTGAATGGAATTAACTACTTACAGTTTTGCTGATCTGGCTGGCTCTATTAATCATCCGACGTTTGGCTCTTACCTGTTTGATGGTACTGGCGTTGGCTCTGTAACCGTTGCTAAGGCCACCGACCGCACTGCTCATGATATTGCTGCAGATGGCTCAGTAATGGTATCTAAGATTGCGGGCAATAATGGCACCGTAACCATTGAATGTCAACAGACCTCTGCTATCCATAAATGGCTGAGCGCCTGGTTTAACGCGCTGTGGCAACTGCCGACAAGCGAATGGGCAAGCACAAGCATGACGTTGCGTAATACCGCCACCGGTACCCGCCACATCATCTCCGGCGTATCGCCGCAAAAAGAGCCTGACACTCCGTACCAGAGCCAAGGCCAGCGCGTATCCTGGACACTGATGTGTGCTGAGATTACTAATCTGCCAATTTGACGATGGAGGTCTGAATCATGCTTAAACAAAAAACACAAGTTGTGGAGGTGGCTGGCAAATCCTACCAGCTCACTAAGATGGACGCTCGCACAGGCAGCTATGTCGCTTTTAAAGTTGCGGGCGTGCTGGCGCCGTCTGGCGGCAAAACAGCCGAGATGGCTGCTGCCCTCATGGGCATGCCGCGCAAGGATTTTGACGAGCTGCAATCTTTGCTGCTGCGCACTGTTAATCGTTTGATTGATAACGGTAATGGTCAGCAGCTCCCCGAACCTGTCTTGACGGCTAAGGGAGATTTTGTTGATGAGGCTCTGAAGTATGATGCTGCCAGCGTTATTCAGCTGACTGTTCATGCGTTGATTTTCAACGTCGGAGGTTTTTTCGCCGCAGCCGGGTTGAAGCTCCCGGCAGAATTGACGGGACAACCTACGAGCCGATGAGCTATCCGACGCTTGATGCTTTCGCTTTTGCTCCTGTTGCTGCAGGGCTTTGGCGGCAGCACGAGCTGAGTGATGGCACGTATGATTTTGATGATTTGCTGGACGCTCACGAGCTGTTGGCGGTCAAGGCAGAAAACGCACGGCGGATGCAGGACGCCATGAGAAAGGAGTAGGCTGATGAGCAATATCTTAGAAAAATATCTTGTGCGCATTGGCGCGGAAGTCGACAAGGACGCTTTTGCCGGAGCTGCGCAAGCTATCAGCAAGTTATCCGGTATGCTCGGGAAGCTGGGTACTATCCTTAAATATGGCGGTATTTTTGTAGGCCTTGCTAAAGTTACGGAAGCTGTCATTGATAACATTAAGGCTGTGGCCAGCGCAGATTTGGAATACCAAAAGCTAGCGCAGTCAATGTGGGTGACAAAGGACACAGCAAAAACCTTGAGTGTGGTCCTGAAAACCATGGGCGCATCGCAGGAGGATGTGGCATGGGTGCCGGAGCTGCGTGAGCAGTTTTTCCGTCTGCGTCAGGAGATGGCAGAGCTGTCTACTCCTGCAGATGCTGACGGACAGTTAGCCTGGATCCGTGAGATTGGTTATGACGTGCAGTCTTTGCAGCTCAAATTAAAAATGTTTAAGGAATGGGTGGTCTATTACCTTATCAAAGAGCTGCAGCCCTACATCAAAGAATTTCAGGAATTTATCCGCTGGCTGAATGATAAATTCGGCAAGAACTTGCCTGCACTGGCACGTAAGGTAGCCAGCGTGCTGGCGAGTGTTGTGCGTGTAGCAATGTCGCTGGTCAAGGCTCTAAAATGGCTGTTTGAAGGCATTTATAATTTTATTGATGCGCTGCCAAGTAAAACAAAGGCTTTAGTAGCTGTGTTTGCTGTTGTCGGTGCTGCCATCATGGCAGGTCCGTTTGGCCTGATGATGATGGCCATCGGCACTGCACTCATCATGCTGGAGGACTTCTTTGGTTATCTTGAGGGACGCGAATCATCCGAAACATTAAAGCCGCTCTGGAAATGGCTCACGGATGAGAACAATCCTCTGCGTCGTCTTATCGAAAAGATTAAGGAAGGCATTGCTTTTATTCTTGAGAAGCTTACGGAGCTGTTTGAAAAAGTCTTTACAGAAGAACGGCAGGAAAAGCTCAAAAAGACTGTAGCTAATATTGTTAAGGGTGTTGCTGAAATTGCCGAAGGTCTGGCGACGATTGTCGAGAGTATTTTTGGCAAAAAGTATCCTGTTGTGAAGAAATTTTGGGACTTCTTTTTGCTGGCTGTTGGCAAGGTAGTAGATAAGGTGCTCATATTGACAAATAGTATGGGACATCTTATGCAAGCCTTAGGCAAAGCTATGCAGAGCGATTTTGCTGGTGCTAAAAAAGAATTGCAGCTAGGCTCTGCTGCTGAAGGTGCAGACAGCGAACGTGCCCAATACATCCGCGACAAGCTGATGTCATTAGGTTGGTCTAAGGCTGCTGCGTCCGGTATTGTCGGCAACTTAGTGCAAGAGTCCGGCTTGCGCACAGACGCTGTAGGTGATGATGGTACATCTGGCGGCATAGCTCAATGGCACAATGAACGTTGGGAAGCACTCAAACGCTATGCTGCTGCTCGTGGCAAGGAATGGACCGACCTTGATACTCAAATTGCATATCTTGACCATGAACTGCGCACGAACGAGAGTGAAGCAGGCAACAAACTGCGTAATGTGCAGGATGCTGCCGAAGGTGCAAGTGTATTTATGCATGAGTTTGAGCGGCCTGACATTTTTTCCGCGAATGAGGACGATCGTGCTGCCAACGCTATGGTTATCTATAACAAAGATAAAGAATCTGCCGAGAATGCTACTCATGGTGGCGGCGGGTATAACAGCCTTGTTGCTCCTACGAGCTATGCTGCAGGTTTTGCTGCAGGTGGTACTGCCGGTCTTATGCCAATGGCGAACAGTACGGCAAATTATAACGGTGGAGTTGTAAATGTTGGCGGCATCGTGGTTAATTGTGGGAACGTAAGTGATCCGCAGGGCGTGGCTAAGGCTGTGGAAGGAACGATGGAAGATTTTGCCCAGCGTCTGGCAGCGCATAACGGAGGGACGGTGTTTGTATGA